CGACGTGCCGATTTCCGAGGATGGCGACGCGCTGCCAGACCTGTTCGGCACGGTCTGGATCGACGACCAGTATCTGCTGGCCTGGCGCAACATGGGGACGGTGGCGATCAAGAGCAAGGGGGGCAAGAAGTGAAAATCCGATTATGTCATGTGCTCACGGTGCCGGGGTTCAACAAACGCGGCGGATTCTGCAGGGGCGGCGGGGAGGCGTGGTTTTCCAGATACGGATTTGATTGGGCTGATTTTGTGCTCAACGGAATTGAGTCCGAGATCCTGATCAATACCGGAGATGCACTGGCCTATGCGGTAGTAGAGTGGGCGATCCAGCGAAGCGGAAGGAAGCATGGGGTCGAGTAAAAAGACAACAGTCGGCTACTGGTACAAGGCGCTGTTTCACCATGCGCTCGGACGTGGTCCGATCGATGCATTCCTGGAGATGCGCGGTGGCGAGCGCACGGCATGGCGTGGCGTGCAGACCAGCAGCGGTACCGTCAGCATCAACGCGCCGACCCTGTGGGGTGGCGAAAAAGACCAAGGGGGCATCGTCGGCGATCTCGACGTGATGTTCGGCGAAGCGACGCAGCAGCCCAATGCCTATCTGCTGGCCAACCTCGGCCCGCAGGTGCCGGCCTGGCGTGGCGTGGCAACGGTGGTTTTCAAGGGCGGGCGCTACGGGGCCATGAACCCCTACCCGCAGGCCGCCGGATACAAGGTGCGCCGCATCACCGCCGGCTGGGATGGCGGGTGTTGGTACAGCGCCAAGGCCGAGGTGCTGGTGGCGGACATCCGCGAGCCGATCACCGGTGGCAGTGGCTGGGTCAACCGCGCCACCGGGCTGTTCTATGTCGGCGCCTACAAGGCCGTCTCGGGGTTCTACGCCAGCTTCAACGGTTGGTTCAACGGCTACATCGGCGGGATCCGGGTCACTGCCGGGGTAGCGCGCTACGCGGTAAAAAGCTACGCCGTGCCGACTGCGTTGTTCGGCGATGCCACCAGCGACCCCTATTGGTCCAACGTGGTCTGCCAATTGCGGATGCAGGGCAGCCACGGGTCGACGGCCTTCGTCGACGACAAGGGCCACACCGTCACCGCCTACGGTGGCGCTGTGATCTCGACAGCTCAATCCCCGCTCGGCGGGTCATCCGGCTATTTCAACGGCACGAACAGCTATCTGACTGTCAACGTCGGCAGCGCCGAAGCGCTTGGCAATGCCTGGACCATCGACGGCTGGGTGAGGCTGGCTGACTACGATTCGACCGCCAACACCTACGGCAATGCGATTGTAAGCTATGGAGTGACGACGACTCCTGGCGAAGAGTCCACGCTGTCCATCTTTGGCGACAATGCCCGGTTCGACCAGCAAGAGGCGCCATTTGCATTCACCGCCGACGCCACGCAAAACATCGCCCCCCATGCACAGATCGGTCAATGGGCCTATATCAGCATCTGTTTCGACGGCACCCGCCACTGGCTGCATGTCAACGGCCAACTGGTCACCTCGCCCGGCCAGCTCAAGGGGATGAACCCGGCGCACATGCTCTATTTCGCCCGCACCCAGGCCGACATGGGCGCGGAGCCGACCGGCAGCATGAACTCGGCCAGCCTCACCGCTGCCGCCGACACGCTGCACGCCGAGGGCTTCGGCCTCTGCACCACCCGCAACCCAGGCAATGAGAGCGTCGACGAATTCGAGCGCCGCATCGAGCGGGTGATCAGCGGCGCCTTCACCCGCGACCCGGTCGACGGCACCTGGCACCTCGACCTGGCGCGCGGTGACTACGTGTTGGCCAGCCTGCCGATCCTCACCGACGATGACGTGCTTGAATTCCGCGAAACCCCGTCGACGCTCGACAACGCCATCAACAGCGTGTCGGTCAAATACTTCGACCCGGAATTGCGCGAGACCATCACCACCGCGCCGGTGCAGGCGCGCGGGCTGATCGATGCTTTCGGCACCAACCACCAGACCTTCGATTACCCGGAGATTCCGACCGCCGGCCTGGCGCTGCGAGTTGCCCAGCGCGAGCTGCGCGCCACTGCCACCCCGCTGCGGGCCTTCGAGCTGGTGACCACCCGCGTGCCGTTCGGCTGGCGGATCAACACCTATTTTCGGCTGCAACTGCCCAAGCGTGGCATTGCCGACATGGTCTGCATCGTCGGAGAAAAAGCATCCGGCACCCTGCGCAGCGGGGCCATCAGGCTGAAGGCGGTGCAGGATGTCTACGCCATGCCGGCCGCCGCCTTCGTACAGCATGAGCCGGGCGTCGACACCTCGGCGCCGCAGAGCCCGCTGGCGATCATCCGGCAACTGCTGGTCGAGCTGCCCTATTCCGAGGTGGTGCAGATCCTCTCGCGCGCCGATCTTTCGGTGCTGCCGAGTGGTGCCGGTTATCTGGCTGCGGTGGCAGATGATCCGGCGCGCAGCATCGACTACACGCTGATGATCGATGAAGGCGCCGGATACCAGCAGCGCGCCGTGGCCAGTTGGTGCCCGACCGCCATGATGCCGGCCGCCAACTACACCGCCACCGCGTTTACGCTGGTGGGCGGGGTGCGCCTCGACCAGGTCGAGATCGGCTCTTCCGCCATCTGGGGCAGCGAGATCGTCCGTGTCGATGCCATCAATGCCAGCACCGGCGCCGTGACGCTGGGCCGTGGCTGTTCCGACACCGTACCAGTGGCGCACGCTGCCGGGGAGCGAATCTGGTTCATCACCGGCGATGCCGCCATCGATGCCACCGAGTACACCAGCGGGGAGACCATCAACGCCAAGCTGCTGACCAACACCGGCTCCCAGCAACTGCCGATCAGCGCAGCCATAGCCCAACCGCTCACCTTCGCCGGCCGGCAGATCAAGCCCTACCCGCCCGGCAACGTCAAACTCAACGGCAGCGCATACCCCGATTACATCGCCGGAGCGCTGACCGTGTCGTGGTCGCACCGCGACCGCCTGTTGCAGGCCGACCAGCTCGTCGATACCACCACTGGCAATATCGGGCCGGAGTCCGGCACCACCTATACCCTGCGCCTGTACGGCGAGACCGACACCCTGCTGCGCACCGCCAGCGGGCTGACCGGCACCAGCTACACATGGAGCAGCGAGGATTCCGACGGCGGGCTGCCGCTCGACAGTGGCAGCGCCGATCCATCGTGGTCGAGCGTGGTGGCGTTGCTGCATTTCAACGGGGCCGATGGCAGCACAACCTTTGCCGATGAGGCTGGCCATACCTTCACCGCAAACGGCAATGCGCAGATCGATAACGCGCAGGGGCTGTTCAGCGGCACATCGCTGCTGCTCGATGGATCGGGCGACTACCTCAGCACGCCAGACAGCGCAGACTGGGATTTCGGCACCGGGGATTTCACCGTCGAGGTGGCGGTGCGGTTTGCCGCGCTGCCGGTCAACAGCGCCGCCGCATTACTTAGCACCTATGCCGGGAGTTCGGCCGGCTGGGGAGTGCAATACCGCAACGACGGCGGGGGCGGTAACCGCCTGCGCGTGTTCGTGGGTGGCGACACCGTATTTTTCGACTTCGCCTGGACGCCAAGCACCGGCACCTGGTACCGCATCGGCGTCAGCCGATCCGGCAGCAGCCTGCGCGCATTCATCGATGGCACGCAGATCGGCAGCACAGCGACCAACAGCACCAATATCTCCAGCACCGCCGCGCTTTGGGTCGGCGCGCTGCTTTCAGGGTCGGCCATACAGTTCGTCAATGGCTGGATCGATGAGTTGCGCATCACCAAGGGCGTAGCGCGCTTCACGGCCAATTACACGCCAGATTCAGCGCCGTTCATCGGGCTCAATTTGCGCCTCAACAACCTGGTCCGCATTGAGCTGGAGTCAGTGCGTGCCGGCTACACCAGCACGCAAAAGCACAACATCACCACCCGCCGCGTCGGCTACGGGTACAGTTACGGGCATAAATACGGGGGATTGTGATGAGCAGCACAGAGCCGCGCAGCGGGATCAAATACGGATGGTCGCCGACCACCGAAAATTTCAGCGCAGAGATGGACGCCAACCTGCTGATGCTCGGCCGGTTGGCGATGCCGAACCTCTACATCAAGGACCGCACCCTTACTGCCCCGCCCGGCAGCCCTGCCGCTGGCGACGCCTACATTCCGGCGGCGACAGCCACCGGCGCATGGGCCGGAAAAGAAAATCAGATTGCCATTTGGTCAGGCAGTGCCTGGGTTTTTTACCCGGCAGCGACTGGGTGGCTTGCGGTGGCCACGGCAGAGGGTACTAACGGCAAGCTGATCGTCAAAGTCTCGGGCGGGTGGTCGGCCGGCATCAGCCTGTAATCTGGTTGATTGCGGCGGGTCACTCCTCGCTCTATTTCTGCCTCGATCCACCATACTGTTGCTGAGTCAATGTCGCGGACGGGGCGCGGGAAGCGCCCTTCGCTGATCCGTCGGTAGATGGCGGATCGGCCGAGTCCGACTCGGCGCTGGACTTCGGTTCGGGTGAGGAGTATGGGCGGGAGTGGAGCCAGTTGGCTATTCATGGCGATCTTCGCCGAGAGAGGGGAGGTTGCGCTGCTCAAAGAACTTCCGAGGCGGCTCTGAGTGGCTGTCGAAGTATTTGATGTACTCGATCTCTGTTTTTGCGGTGGAGGTGATTTCGCGGGCGACTTCGGCAACGGCTTTTGCCCTTGAGATTTCGCTGTCGAGTTGGTCGCGTTCTGCTGAGTTGAGCCGTTCGATGGCTGCGAAGAGGTGCTCTCTGAGGTCTTCGACGCTGGTTTTCATCGGTTTTCTTCCCGGTTTTTGATGGTTCGGTTGAGTACGCCGCGCAGGATCACGACGTGGCGCAGTTCTGGCGGTAGGTTATGGATTGAGTTCCTGTCGATGTTTTCTGACCGGGTCAGGCATTCGAGCCGGTCGATGGTGATCTCTTCGGGGTTGTTGGTGGCCATGCCTGGCCGGAAGCGGACGAAGTGGCGGTCTGGGACTGGGCCGTTGTGGGCAACCCACACGGTTTCGATGAGTGAGCGCCAGCGGTCGGATGATTTTTTACCGTCCATCGATACCTTGATTTGCAGGATGTTGCCTTTTGCTGTCCGCAGGGTACCGATGGGTTTTTCGTTGTGGTTGCGGCGGCCACGCTTGAATTGGGTGGTTGTGCTGCGGCCGCCTGGTGAAAATTTGATGCTTTTGTTCCATGGGGTCATTCCCGGCTTGAATTGTGTGCCTTTACTGGATTGATTGAAGGCTTCTTTTCTGAGTTTGATGATCTGGTCTGATCTGCTCAGGTTGAGTTGCTGGGCGCGCAGGTAGGTTGCGCTTCGGCTGCGGCCGAGTTGGCTGGCGATTTCTTCGCCGCTCAGGGTGCTGTTTTGGTAGAGGTCGCGCAGGAGCTGCTCCTGCTCGGCGGTCCACGGGCGCCTGTGGTGTTTCATTTTTTGCCACCCGATGCGCTTTCGCCGGCGAGGGCGAAGTAGGATGCGCCGTCTATGTAGTCGTCGATCTCGGTTTTTCCGGCGGTTGAGCGGGCGGCTTTGAGTACGGCCATGAACAGCCAGCCTTGTGTCTCTGTGAGGATGTGCCCGGTAAGGGTGTTGAAGGCGGCAACGGTGCGGGCCATGCTGCGCTCTGCGGGCAGGTCGCGGGAGGCGGCTCGGTTGGCGATGGCTTCGGCCGCTGCGGCGAGGATTTGCGGGGCGTCTGGGGCTGCGTTTATGGTCTCTGGCACTTCGGCAGCGGCGCGTTTATTCGCTCTGGTGGCGGCAATTTCAAGCCCTATCGCGTCTGGCGGTAGCGTGGAGATGTCTTCACTGTCTGGCTTTTTTTCATTGTGCCCCGGCCGATAGTAGGTGTGATTGGGTGATCCATCCCACATGGTTTCATAGGAGTATATCCATCCGGAGTCAACGAGTGTTCGATGGATTTCGAGCACTGTTTTTTCGTTATCGCGGTTGATTTCGTTGAAAATCTGATGCGTGAGTCGGCCGTAGACGGTTTTCAGCTCCACTGCCGGCAGGTAGCGGACGATTTCAAGGATTTTTTCGCGGTTATCAGTCATCGCCGATCCTCCTGCTGTTGCGTTGCGGTTTTCGCGCGCTGCGCGATGTGGGCGCGCGCGCTTTCAATGGCGTCGGCCTGGGTGGCGCCTTCACAGATGAACGCTTTTCCGGCGGCCTTGCCGTGCGCGATCCAGACGATGCGGCCGTCTTTGCCGCAGGCTGCTTCGATGCAAGGATGCAAAGTGATGCATGGTTTTTCCTCGCGCTTGATGGCGCGTTGCAATGCGCGCTCGATGGCGTCGAGACGCGCGCTCCAGGCGGCGTGCTCTGGGCTGCCTGTTGGTGCGTCGCGGTCGATGTCGCTACCGGGTGACTGGATGGCCAGCAGCGCCAGGCGAATGGTCTGGCTTCTGGGGTGGAGGATCGGCCTCATGGCAGTACCACCAGCACGGCGATTGTGGCGAGTGTCAGCAGGGCAAACAGTGCGGATTCAGCACTCCTGCCCTGCTGCCATGCGTGCACGGTGATGGCTGCCGCGGTGCCGGCCGCTGCGAGCAACAGGGCGCTCATTTCGGCCACCGCGTGGAGATTGCAGTGATGGTGCCGCCGGTTTGCAGGCGTGGCTTGAGTTTGATGTGATGCAGCGCCGGGTTTGGCTCGACCAGGCGGACGCGGTGGCCGTCGATGACGGGGATGAGACCGGTGGCGCGGTGGAGTGTGCGCACCGCTTCGAGGCTGTGGGTCATGATTGGGTGTGCGTAGATGTTGTTGCTCATCGTGCTGCTCCTGCATTGAGGTTGCTGTTGCGCATCATGCGCTCGACCTGGCCATTCCAGGCGCTGGCGAGCGGTGGCCGGCGGCCGGATTCGCTGGCCTGGAAGGCGAGCAGGTTGCCGATGAGGATCAGGCGCTGAAGGTCGCTCTTCAGTAGGCTGATTTCGTTGGTGCGGCTGATGGCTGTTGTGCTGTGCATGGGTTTCTCCGTTTGGACGGTTGTGGGTGTTGCGCAGCGCGCTGGTAAATATTTAGCGCCGCGCTGAAACAAATATTGCGCCGCGCTTAAACTCTGTCAAGCCTTCAGCGTAAAAAAGATGATATTTTTTTTGAGGCGCAGGCCGGATCGGCCATATAGATGCGGGCCGGCTGGGTGGACGAATCGGCGCTGTGGAGTTGGTCCATCCATCCATCAGGCAGGCCGAGGCTCTCCTCGATTCTGCGGGCGACATCATCGCCCATGCTGCGCGGCCGGCCGCTCTGGTTGGGTGTTGCGTGCAGGATCTGGCTGATATAGGAGTTGGCCAGGCGCGGCACGCGCTGACAGAGCGCTGCGGCGCTGCCGTGCTCTTTGATGAGGGCGCGCAGGTTGAGTCTGCGAATCTCGGAGATGGTCATTGGCGCATCCTCCTATTTTTTACCAATGCGCAAAATAAGCGCCGCGTCCAAAACCCCTTGACAATGCTTTAGCGCTGCGCATAAATAGGCGCATGAAGCTCAGCGACTACCTCAGATCAATCACCCCAGAGCAGCGCCAGGCCACCGCGGCGGCGGCCGGCACCTCTGTCGGTTACCTCTATGTGCTGGCCGGCGGCAGCCGGCGCGGCAGCCCGGACATGGCCCTGCGCATCGAGCTGGCGACGGGCGGAGCGGTAACCCGCGAGGACATGCTGCCGGAGTTCTTCATCCGACAACCCGCCGCCAGCGACAGGGAGTCGGCGGCATGATTTCAATGTCTGAAACCTTCCATCCCCTTGGCCGTCGCGGTGCTTGCTCGCCGCGCGGCCTTTTTTATTTGGCCGATGCAGGTAGGGGGAAGTCGAGGAAAGTCGAGGAAGCAGAAACATGGCCACGGTGCAGTTGCCGGGAGTTCGTGGCGGCGCGGGTGCACCAGATCGGCCGGCAGCAGAAGGTGATTGCCGCCGACCTGGACATGGCGCCAAGCCAGTTGGCGCGCAAGCTGGCGCAGTCACCTGGCGACAGCGCCCGATTCACACTCGATGACCTCGAAGCCTATCTGCGCACGACGGGCGACACGGCGCCGGTGCTCTATCTGGTCGACAAGTACTTGCGGCAGACCGACCGCGATGAGTTGCTGCGGCGCATCGCGGAGCTGGAGGGGCAGTTGTTGGCTGCGACACCAATGCGGAGGGATGGACGTGGATGAGTTGTTGATGCTTTGCCCGCATTGCGGCGTGGTGGGCCCGGTGCGGGTGTTGTTTACCGAGGTGGTGCCGGATGGCTTGCGCCGTCGGCTGCAGTGCCAGAGTTGTTCCGGCTGTTTTGTGGTGCTGGAGACGATGCGTGAGCTGCGGGTGACGCGGCGAGTGTTGTCTGTTGAGGCGGCTTGCGTAGGGTCTGGAAGATGAGCATTTCCCGCTGCCTCGGCCCGGCGGTGCGCAACACCCACAACCGTCCAAACGGAGAAAACCATGCACAGCACAACAGCCATCAGCCGCACCAACGAAATCAGCCTACTGAAGAGCGACCTTCAGCGCCTGATCCTCATCG